CGATGCGATGTGCTGATGCGATAGCGAGCAAACAAGAGAAGCTGGCGACATCAGGCAACAATCGCCGAGTATGATCAAACACCCACTAGAAATCCGTTAGCGGCCCCGCAGGGAGATAGGAACAAAGCTCTCCTATCAAGCGACAATACTCAGCGACCACAGACCTATGCGGCGCAGCTAAAACAAAAATATGTAAAAGAAAAAGAACCCACCAAAGTTAGCGTTTGTATTTGTTTTTATTTTATACGATAGTGGGGGTGTAGACAAGCGAACTGTGTGACTCGGCAAAAAATTCTAAAAACCGAGCTGACTATCACTTGACGACGGGCATTTGTGCGAGACGATAGAGTTCAACTGCTGATAAACCGGGAATTTTCTTAGATAAGTAATCAATCCGGCTCTGAATAGCGTTGTTCTCCATAGCCTGCACGAGGTCATCCTTTGCCTCAGGAATAATAATCTCACTGCAGTTGTCATCATCCAGGGAATCATTCGGTGGCTTAACGACTCGAGCACCGTTGGGCGCAAGAGCGAAAATTGCATCACTCCGAATAGCCTTCCAGGGACCGACAAGTGAACTTGAAGCACCTGATGAGAGTGCTCTATACTCCTTGAGGCCATTTTCGCATTCTCGTTCTTCGATAATCACTTCTGGGAAATTGAAGCTCTGGTTTTGCTTCATCCACTCAAGTTGATGCTGAAGTTTGTCAACGAGCGCGATATTTTCTCGCAACTTTTTCTCTTCAAGTGCGAGTTGCTTGCGATTGTACTCAGCTAGGGCATCTTGACTCAACAAATCAGTTGAAGGATCAGGGTCTGCCGTTGAAGCTAGAAGAGCGCTAGCAGTAGTACCTATGGCTGCTCCGACGAGTTTAACTCCAACTTTCCAGGGAGTAAGGGCGAGGGCTCCAATGTTGGACATAGCATCGAAGACTTTGCCAACATCAGACTCTTGAGTCGCCATTTGGGCGTCCTCAGCAGCTTCATCTAAGAGAGTCGCGCTAGCTTTGGCTGAGTCAGCATATAACTCCCAGATATATTGTATGTGCAAAGTGATGGTTTGACCGCCAGCACCTCCAGGCCAATAGAAAAAGACAAAAGGAACAGTCCAATCGTTGTACATGGTACCTTGAGTTCCAACAGCAGTAATTGCTGAAACATCAAAGTCATAAGCACGAGTACTTTGAGGTTTACCCACAACTCTACCACTCAACATAGCAGGATGAGAAGACGTGACTGTACCAGCGTAGTTCATGAGTGTAGTGGTTGTGAGGTTCGAAATAGAGTTCCAATTTGCAGGGGGAGGCAAAGATCCAACTGTGATACGAGGATCAGCAGATACATCTCCAGCAGCCAAATTAATCGAACGATTAATAGACCATTCGATAACAGTACCCAGCAAACGGCCTTTACTAAATCCATTATAGATATTTGTAGTATTGTTGCCAGGGTCTGAAAAAGACATAACAGTATTAAAAGCAGTGGTGACACCAGCCATGGCTTGGGCAGCGTTGGTAGGAACGTACATTGATGATCCACCACTGGGTGCCAAGGAGACGGCATACCACCGAGGGTTAGTGGTCGCCAAACTATTAGGGATCCAACCTAGATCAGCAGTGGGTACAGTGAACCACTTGGTATTACGCACGATCATGGTCGTAGTTCGAGCCATGCCAAGCTTAGGACATGCAAAACGTGAAGGATCACGATAAAACTTCTTGAACATCTTAGCGATCTGCATCTCACGAGTAGCTTCGATGATTTCCTTCTTAAACGTCTGTTTCTCCATCTTGATTGTTGGATTTGGTAACGCAATAAGCGGCTCGAGAGGGTTACCACCACCACGGATAGCAGGAGCTTTGACTCCGCCGCGGCCAGGAGCCTTAGTCTTTGCTTTGTGACCTTTCTTGTGAGACTTTCCCATTCTCACCTTCTTAGAAGTACCCTTCTTATGGGATTTAGCCTGCTTATTATGTTTACGCGGCATGGTAGGACGAGAGCCAACGATGCCAGAAGCAACGACTTGAGCAGGAGTGACAGTCTCTCCGTGATGGAGATATGAATGCCAGGGCGCAGTTTCTTCGAATGAACGGTCTTGATTATTGACGAGTAGATGTTGGGCTCCACGATGTTCAGCAGCGTGACGCCAACCAGATTCACCTTCTATGGGAGAAGAGAATTGCAAATTGCGTTCGTGTAAATGCTCAGCACCAACTCCAGTTGTAGGTCTAGGACGACGACGGGACGGAGGAACTATTTCAGTTTCAAGTCTACGCGTCTCAGATGATTCAGGTTGTAGAGACATATGATATCTCGAAACTAAAGTGCCGGTCTCTAGCACTTCAGGCGGAGACCCGCCAAAATTGTTCGGGATAGCAGTCTCTAAAAAGAAAGAGAAAGGGAAAGGGAGATTCGGCACGGACCGAAGCGCAACCAATTGTTGGTGCGTAATTCCGTTCGATTCGGTTCCCATATACAAGGCGGCGAGTTGATCATCAGTCAACCAAGCACGCCAGGCAGTTGAAACGCCGGCTTCATGACTTGACACTACACGATCAAGGTATTCTTTAAAGCCGGCGAAGATCTTTCTACACTCAGGGCAAGGCCAAGATTGAATTCTCAGCCCGCACAAACGCTGGATGAGCATAGGTAGATCGCGTTTTTCGTTTTTCTTGAGCATAGAATTAAGTGCTTTATGACAATTATGTCTAGGTAACCAACACTTGATGCCTTTCCAATCGACTAGGACGGGAGTGTTTGAAAGCACCTCAAGCTCAAAGATACTGATTGGGACGTCAGTCTGAAAAGTGTAAAGCATTCCAATTTTGAGTCCAGCAGCACCTATAGTGTCTGCTGTGAAATATTTTTCATATTCTGGAAGTATGCTAAAGACTAGATCATCACCATAGACCAAAGCTATGACTATTAACATAAACAAGTCATAAGTAAGCTTGATCGAATCAGGAATGCAATATTTAACAATAGCAACGGCATCCATAAAAGTCTTGAGACTATTGTCCTCAGCGGTAGTTGATATGCCCGAAAGCATGCCGAGAAATTTAAGGAAAACGTTGCCATCAGGCAAAACTAGGTAACTAAAGGCGACCATCATGTACCAATTGATAATTCTAAGCCAGTTCTCTTTGGTCCGATAAGCGGAACGCAAACAATTAAATCGAAACTTAGCAATAATAAATATATATATCAACCAGAAACGGCCGTCGAACTCTTTAGCATCAACGGAGATTCCGTTAACTTTCTTACCGGAATCACGCAACTTAGATAATAAGTGCATCCAACCACGGCGAACGGTAGAGATACCTATCATGCAGTTAGTGGCTAGAGGATTTTTAC